GAATGACGCGATCTCCCGGCTCGGGCTGATCTGGCGCGGGCTCTCGAACCAGCTGGCGGTCGCCGCGGCCCCGGCTTTGGAAGCGGTGGCCGAGGCCATGGCGGTACTCGCCAGTCGAACCGGCCCGCTCGGCCAAGCCATCGCGGGGCTGTTCGACAACATTGGCCGCCTGACCACTTATGCCGCGACCTTCACGGCCTTCCTCGCAGGCCGCTGGGTCGCCGGATTGGCGGCCGCCGCGCTCTCTGTTCGCGGCTTGGCCACAGCCCTCGTCATTCTGCGTGGCGCGCTCATTCGCACCGGTATCGGCGCGCTGATCGTCGGCGCCGGTGAGCTCATCTACCAGTTCACGAGGCTGGTGCGTGGCGCTGGCGGTTTCGGTGAGGCGCTGGAGCTGATGGGCAATGTGGCCCGGGCGGTCTGGGACGGGATCAAGACGACCGTCGGTTCCTTTGTTGACGACTTCCGGGCCATGCGAGCGGATATCGAAGCAATCTGGCTCCGCCTCATGGCGTTCCTCTCCTCGAAATGGGCCGATTTCCTTGGCCAGATCGGCCCGACTTTCAACGCGGTGGCTGAGCAGATCGGGGCCGACACCCAGATCGACTGGTTCGGGGCGCAAAGCTATGCCTCGATGCTGGATCACGCCGCGAGCAATGCCGGGCAGATGGCCGGAACCTATCGCAACCGCGCCGCGGATACACGGGCACACGCTTTTGATGGGGTGCGGGAGGCGGTCGAAGCGCTTCGGTCGGCGATGCGTGCCAGCGGTGATGAGGGGGAGAATGCACTCAACGACGCTGCTGCGGCGGCTGACCGGGTAACGGAAGCACTGGACGCGGCCGGTCAGGCCGGGCGTGCGGCTGGGCCAGCAGCAGCGAGCGGGGCCGAAGAGGCCGCCACCGGCTGGGCGGCCGTCACCACGACGCTGGCCGATTATGCGACCAAGGCCCGCGATATCGGCGCGGATATTGGTCAGAGCCTGGTGGGTGCGTTTCGCAGCGCCGAAGACGCCGTGAGCAACTTCGTGAAGACCGGCACACTGGACTTTCGCGGCCTGATCACCTCACTGCTGGCCGATCTCGCCAAATTGGCGGCGCGCCGGTTCATCCTTGGGCCGATCACCAATGCGCTTTCCGGCGCACTCGGAGACGCTGGTGATATCTTCGCAAATATCCTGCATTCGGGCGGCGTGGTCGGCGATCCCGGACCGTCGCGCATGGTTCCGGCCATGGCTTTTGCGGCAGCGCCTCGGATGCATTCCGGCGGCACAGTTGGTCTGCGCTATGACGAGGTGCCAGCCATACTGCAGCGGGGTGAACGGGTGTTGTCGCGCCGCGAGGCCCGGAGCTACGGCACAGACGGCGGCGTCAACGTCACCATCAATGCCCGCGATGCGGAAAGCTTCCGGCAATCCCGCACCCAGGTTGCGGCAGACATCGCCCGCGCGGTCTCGCTCGGACGGAGGAGCATGTGAGCATGGCGTTTCACGAGGTTCGGTTTCCCGACAATATCAGCCGTGGCGCGCGTGGCGGGCCGGAGCAGCGCACCCAGATTGTCGAGCTGGCTTCCGGCGATGAGGAACGCAACGCCAGCTGGGCCAACTCGCGCCGCCGCTACGATGTCGCCTATGGCATTCGGTGCGCCGATGATCTGGCGGCGGTCGTCGCCTTTTTCGAGGCGCGGAACGGCCGCCTTCATGGCTTCCGCTTCAAGGATTGGGGTGACTACAAGTCTTGCCTCCCATCCGGCATGCCGTCGCCCGGTGATCAGACGATTGGCACCGGCGACGGCACGACAACCTCGTTCCAGCTGGTAAAGGACTACGTCTCCGGCGGCCAGACATGGGTCAGGGCTATTGCCAAGCCGGTTGTCGGTACTGTGCGCATGGCACTCGACGGGGTGGAGCAGCTCTCAGGTTGGTCCATCGACACCACCACCGGCGTCGTGGCCCTGGACATCGCGCCGGGCGCGGGCATCGCCATTACCGCTGGCTTCGAGTTCGATGTACCGGTCCGTTTCGACAGCGACGCGCTCGACGTGACGCTCGATCTCGAACGTCACGGCTCGATCACCTCCATCCCTTTGCTGGAGATCCGGCGATGAAGAACATCACCCCCGACCTGCAGGCGCATCTCGACGAAGGCACGACAACGCTGGCCTGGTGCTGGCGGATCCTGCGTGCTGATGGCGTCACCTTTGGTTTTACCGACCATGATCTGAAGCTCAGCTTTGGCGGCACGGAATTCGAGCCCGATAGCGGGCTGACTGCTTCCGAGGTCCGTTCGGGCTCAGACCTGTCGGTCGATGCGCAGGACGCCGAGGGAGTGCTGACCTCGGACCGGATCACCGAGACCGATATTCTCGATGGCCGCTGGGACAATGCCGAGGTCGAGGTCTGGAGGGTCAACTGGGCCGACACGGGTCAGCGCGTGCTGATGCGCCGTGGGGCCATCGGCCAGATCCGGCGCGGGCGACTGGCCTTCGTCGCCGAGGTTCGCTCGCTTGGGCATGTCCTTGGCCAGACTGTCGGGCGGACATTCCAAGCGAGTTGCGATGCAGCGCTTGGCGATGCGCGTTGCGGCGTCGATCTGGAGGGTTCAGCCTACAAGGGCACAGGAGCCGTGCTCGATCTGGTTCGGGATCGGGCGTTCACGGCATCTGCCCTCAGCGGTTTCACCTCCGGCTGGTTCACGTTTGGCACCGTGGAATGGACCAGCGGCGCAAATGCCGGGCGGCGGGCCGAGATCATCGCCCATGACCTGACCGATGGCATTGCTGTTTTGACGTTGCTGGAAGCCCCGGTGCGGGAGATTACGACAGGCGACGCCTTCACCATCCGCGCAGGCTGCGACAAGCGGATCGAGACCTGTGGCGCCAAGTTCGCCAATACCGCCAACTTCCGCGGCTTTCCCCACATCCCCGGCCAGGACGCGATCCTGCGTTATGCCACCAAAGATTGCGGGCACGAAGGGGGCGTGCTGTGACCAACGTCGTTTCCAGTGGAAACGACGGGCGGCAGTGCATCGCATGGCGATGCACGAGAGTCTCTGCCGATCCCACCCGCGTCATTGGCATCGCGCGCTCCTGGCTTGGCACGCCGTATCACGACCAGGCGAGCCTCAGGGGCATCGGCTGCGACTGCCTTGGGCTGGCGCGGGGCGTCTGGCGCGAGGTCGTCGGCCCCGAGCCGTTCCCAATCCCGCCCTACAGTCGGGATTGGGGCGAGACCGGGCCACGCGAGGTTCTGGCCGAAGGCGCGCGCGCCATGATGATCGAGGTTCCGCCCGCCGAGGCCGAGCCCGGAGCGCTGGTCCTCTTTCGCATGATGCCCCGCGCCATCGCCAAGCATGTCGGCATCCTCACCGGGCCCGATCGCTTCCTCCACGCCTATGAGCGACTCGGCGTGATAGAAGAACCTCTTACCAACGCCTGGCGGCGGCGCATCGCCTTCGCTTTCCTGTTTCCGCAACGTTGAGATCACCACATGATGGTGTGGATGGCTCCCCCGACGGCATCGCAATGTGCCATGCTGGTGCTGTCAAAGGACCAACAAAGGAATGGGAGCCATCCACATGAAGATTACAACACTCGGGATCGATATCGCCAAGTCGGTTTTTCAATTGCACGGCGTCGACGCTGCCGGTCAGACCGTGCCGAGAAAACGGTTGCGTCGAAATCAGCTTCTGGACTTTGTGTCAGAACTCCCGCGCTGCCTAGTGGGCATTGAAGCTTGTGGCACGTCCCATCACTGGGCACGCGAGATCGGCAAACTTGGCCATGATGTCCGGCTGATTCCGCCGACCTACGTGAAGCCCTATGTAAAGCGGCAAAAGAACGACATGGCCGATGCCGAGGCGATTTGCGAAGCGGTAACGCGTCCGAACATGCACTTTGTTCCGGTGAAAACGCCCGAGCAGCAGGGTGTCTTGATCCTACACCGGACGCGCAAGATGCTGTCACGCCAGCGCACCATGATCCTGAACGCCTTCCGAAGTCACCTGGCCGAGTTCGGGATCATCGCGCCGAAAGGCCCGTATCACGTGATGCAACTGGCCAAGGCGCTGCGCGAGGGCGCGCACGATTTGCCAGAAGTCGCACGCACCGCCCTGATCGGGTTCGCAGACCAGCTCGCGGCCCTGTCTGCAGAGATAAAGGCGCTCGAACGACAACTGCGCGCCTGGCACCAGGACACTCCGGTCAGCCAACGGCTGCAAACTATACCCGGCATTGGCGTTCTGACCGCCACGGCCCTGGCTGCGAGCATCCCCGATGCCTCGGTCTTCCGGTCCGGCCGCCACTTCGCTGCCTTCCTCGGACTCGTGCCGCGACAGAACTCAACCGGCGGCAAAGACCGGCTGGGGCGGATCACCAAGATGGGTGATCCCTATTTGCGCACCCTGCTGGTGAATGGGGCGACTTCCGTGATCCGGCGCATCGAGAAAGCAGAGGGTAGGACCGCAATCTGGATCCGGCGGCTCTTGGACAAGAGGCCCGCCCGCCTGGCAACCGTGGCGATCGCCAACAAGACAGCACGGATCGCCTGGGCTGTGATGCTGCGCGAAGAAGATTACAAGGCGCCTGCCATGGGATGAGAATAGTGCGGCGCAGGTGACATCTGCGTCGCTTGACTTGCGAGGGCATAGACGGTGATGATGATCTGACAGGAAAGACCGCAGCTGGGACACCCCGAAGTCGTCGCCCGGGCAGTATTGCTCGTTACCATGATTGGGACCCGGCATGCGGACTTCATCAAGGCCAGCGGTCATGAAATACCGCGTCAACAGGCCGGACACATGACCGCAATCCGCAAAGGATCAAGGTCACCTGAAATAACCCTTGCAAAAACGGAGCCATCCACACATGGCCACACTTGTTCTGGGCGCTGCCGGTGCTGCCATTGGCGGCAGCATCGGCGGTGCGATCCTTGGCGTCAGCGCCGCGACCATCGGCGGCTTCATCGGTTCCACCATCGGGTCGGTGGTGGACAGCTGGATCGTGTCGTCGCTTGCGCCGACCCAGCGGATCGAAGGCGCGCGGATGGACAATCTGCGCATCACCTCGGCCACCGAAGG